TGCTCTTACGACCGTCGGTGGTTATTTGTCCGTCTCCGGCACTGCAAAACTCGATGCCAGCGCTCTTACGACCGTCGGTGGTGATTTGTACGTCGACGGCAGTGCGAAGCTCGATGCACCAAACATCAAGAACAGTAATTCCGATAAGGCCAAAGAGATTGCGAAGAAAGCTTTAGCGAATGCATTTAAGAAAAAGAAGCTCATTAAAATTGACGGAATTCTTTCGTTTTTAGTCTCCGTAAAAGCGATTAAGAACCTGAAAGTGTTCAAAGTTAAGATTGTCGGAAAATTGGCAATTACTTTCATCGTTCAAAAAGGTGATGTTTACTCGCACGGTAAAACGATTAAAGAAGCTAAAGACTCACTGAAGTATAAGCTTTCGGACCGCGATGTGGGTGCCTATAAAAAATGGAGCATTACCGAGCCTAAGCGCTTATCGGATCTCATTGGAGCTTACCGCGCAATCACCGGCGCATGTGAATTCGGAACCAAGCAGTTTTGCGAAGGGCAGAGGCTCAAAGCAAAATACACGGTCAAAGAAGTCATTAAACTCACTGAAGGAAAATACGGAAGCGAGCAGTTTAAGGCGTTCTTTCAGGAGGCGAAGGCGTGAAAACCATATTCTACTGGTTCGCAATCACGGGCCTCCTTCTTTACTCGGCATACACGGTAACGATTACCCCCGCGCACGGGTGCGACGTGCAGGACATGGATCGATTCAATACATGCTTAGGTGTTGCGGAGGGGTGGAGATGATTTCCGCGCTTTACGTGATTAAAGACGGGCCTTATTTCAATATCGAAAATGTTGATCCATGGGACGCCGATAGAAACGCCAAGATCTTCAAAGGGCCTGGCCCAGTCATCGCTCATCCGCCTTGTCAGCGGTGGGGCAGATATTGGGGCGGCGGTCCGATGCTTCACGGGACTGAAAAGCAAAAGCTTCTCGGTGATGATGAACAATGCTTCGCACACGCGTTATGGGCAGTCAGAAGTTTCGGCGGGGTATTGGAGCACCCAGAGGCATCCATTGCATGGAAGTTTTTTGGATTACCTAAGCCTGACAGAAGTGGCGGATGGACGGGGCCGGATGCTTTCGGCGGTTACGCTTGTTGTGTTTCTCAAGGTCACTATGGGCATCGTGCTCAAAAGCTTACATGGCTTTACGCGGTTCGGACCGAACGCCCGGACTTAATTTGGGGAAAGTGCCCAGGCAAAGACTTAATGGATGAAGGCTTTCACTCAAAAGAAGAACGAGCTCGCAAGATCAAAACAGGCATCTGTCAAAGGATCAGTAAAAGGCAAAGAGAGGGCACACCTTCAGAGTTTAAAGAGCTTCTAATTTCAATCGCGGAGACTGTTCATGAGCACGTATGAGTTCATCTTCAACATCAAAGCAGAGTCGAAGGGGCGGCCACGTTTCGGTAATGGCAAGACTTACACGCCTGAAAAAACCCGCGCATTTGAAAATGCAATTGCGTGGGAAGCGAGAAAGCAGCTTGCGGGTAAGCCGATTCTGAAAGGCTTGCTCTCTGCAAACATCGTTTTCGAATTTGAGAAGCCGAAGAAAACTAAGCTACTCACTCCGCGATCCGACCTTGATAATTTACAGAAGAGCGTTTTTGATTCGATTAATGAAATCGTTTACGACGACGACACGCAAATAGTTTTAATCACTGCATTTAAGCGGTGGTCAACGCAAAACAGAATTCGCCTACTTATTGGCGAATGGAAGGAACAAGAAGCATGATTTCCATCTCATCATACGTCATCGCCACACCATCCCAAATGATCAAACTTAAGGCGGCACTAGATCTAGCTAACGCTGCGAACAGTTCAGGCGCATTCAAAGACAAGGTGATGACTGCGAAGTTCACGGAGACCACGGATGACAACGCTACGATTTACGCGAATACGCAGAAGGATGTCAGCATCCAGGTCAGCTTTTACACTCCGAGTTGTTGGCAGCGGATTAAAGCCAAGATTTCGGGTTGGTCTGAAGTTGCTGCGGAAAGCGGGACTGGATCGGTTACGTTTAATTCGGTGATTTTTGCGCAGAATTCAATCGGCGCATTAACAAACACCATTCGTCATGAGGCGCTCCACGATCCAATTGCGGGGGGTTATCGACATGATTTTAACCCCACACCACAAAGACCTAATTCAGTCAATTACCTCTGCGGCTCGTTCATTCAGCAAGTCGTGGAGTCTAAGAGTTATTAACAAAATTGCGTGAAATTTTACACAGGTAGAATTTTTAAGACACGCAGTAATGCCCCGGCCTCAAATAATCTTCGAAACGGGTTCAAGTGGGGCTGGGGGGTTTTAAGGAGAAGTAAAATGAATGACTCAAATGAAATAACAGTTGAACAAACTGAAAAACTTATCCAGTCGATTAGACTTTTGGATGAATTCTTTGATGCAGACGCAATGAAGGTTGCACTATGGCTAAACGCAGTAAATCCATTCTTAGGCAATGCGAGGCCGCTTGACCTTTTCTTTCGATGTCGTGGACACAAAGTACTGAAGTTTATTGAATCCGCGAGAATGGAGGATTCCAAATGACTAAACTAACCGATGCTGAGATTGAGAAATTGGCAGTAGAATATCAGTCTAATCGATTAAATTATGGGTATGAGAAGTTCGTTCAAGACTCTTTTAAGGCTGGCTACCTCAAATGCAGGGAGATGGAAGCTTCCAACGTTACTAGGCTTTATCATGAGTTATGCCATGAATGGACCGAAACGTGTGCGGATGAATGTAGTTCATGGGGTCATTCAGAAGGTTGCAAAAACGTAAATATAGGTGAAGCAAAGAAGGCTCTCCAATCCCAACTCTCCGAAATAAAGGCGCTGAATGACTACCTCACGTCTGGATTCGTTCACACCTGCCACGCCGAATGCGACAAGCCTTTGTGCGTGAAGTTTAGGGAGAAGGATAAGTACATTGAAGAACTAGAGTCTATAAATGTGCAGATATCACGGATTAGCCTTGAGAAAAGCGAGAAGCTTAAGATTGCTACGGATGCACTCGATAAAATTGGCAAGAAACAGCATGCCGAAGGTAAACGACGTTGTGTTTGTGAAATTATTGGTAAAACCAGGGAAGAGATGTCCGCAATCAACGGAGGATCAGGGGAATGAGTAAGGCGAGGGAGTTCTGGGTAATTGAAAATGATTCGGAATTTCATTTTCACAATGCGAGACCATTGATCGATGTGAATAGTGAAAATCTATTTTTAGTCCGCGAAGTCCTCCCCATTGACGATTCTGAGAAGGATTCGGTAGATGACCAAGAACAACTTAGAAAAGACTTGGAAGAGTATCGCAACACATACGGCATCGCTCACGAGAATCGTTTTATTTTGGGTTGGAAAATGGCTCGAAATCACAATTTTAAATTATCCATGAAAGAAGCCGAGCAATCCGCATACCGGAAGGTGGTGGATTGGCTAAATAGTCAGGGGTTTACGATTGGTTATCTCAGAGACAAGTATGATTTAGCGGATGTCTGCGATACCGGCGTGATTGCTCACGTTATCGAATCCCATTTCATCAAAAAGGAGAGTTAGGGTGAGTAATCCAACAATCGTTAAATTCGGTTACTTATGCAAGCAATGCGGCTCATGGGTAGGGATTGAGGCTTGCGGAGATTATTGCCCGTTGAAATTAGAGAACCCAATGAATAAACGAGTTAAACGAAGGAGAAGGAAATGACTAAAAAGCAACATGAAAAGCTAGGTGCTCTAATTGAGCAATATGATGTACTCGAAAAATTTAGGGCGGTGATGGCGGCGCTAGACGGTTACGTGGAAGCCATCAAAGTAAAAAATAATCCAAAATTAGGAATGAAGGCCACGCAGCTTTATCTAGCCAAAAGAGAGGCAACGCTGTGTCTAGGTAAGTTCCTTGGAATTTTAAATGAAGACGGAGAAGTGAAGCAATGACCCCAACAATCAAAAAGATCCAGCAGATCGTGGCGGTGAATGAAAACGATTCAACGACCTTGAACTATGCCTATTGCGAGGATATCGGAGACGGCAGAGGGCCGACCTGCGGTATCGCAGGCTGGAATGACGACTTAGATAAGATCCTTCCGCTTTATCCTTCACTTGCGCATTACATGAATCAGCGTAGCAATCTCGGAGAACAGTTTGCAAAAGATTGGGCCGCATCGGCTCAGGATCAGGTTTTCAGAGACCTGCAGGACAAGATTCAATACGATGAGTACTTCGCACCCGCGATTGCTATGGCGGCATCCTATGGAATCGTCACTGAAGCTGGGCAAGCCATTTTCTGCGATGCTGCAATTCAGCAAGGCATGGATGGAGATCCAGATTCTTTAAATCTTATGGCAAAGCATGCGCACGATAAAGTTCTCGCTGCGGGAGAAGAAAAAGTACCTGCAACTTACGAAGCTAAATATTTGAGCGCGCTTTGCGATATACGACATGGGGTGCTCATGAATCCGTATAATCATAAGACTAAAAAAGATTGGCAAAAGTCAGTTGATCGCAGCGATGAACTCAAGAAATTTGTTCCTGGATGGTTCGACGCGAACAATGTGGTAAATCAGGGAAACATCGATCTCGTGACGCCATTCGTTTACAATCCTTGGGGGGATGAACCTGGGTTTACGGTTGCCGGCTAATCATCGAAATTTCTTTACAAGGCTTTAAATTAGGTGAACCTATACTTAGCGCCTTGAGGAGAAATTCGCATGTATGAATTTGAAAACGATAGAACCTTTCATAAAATCGAAAAAGTATTCGTAGCGGTTTCAATTTTTACCGTGGTCTTAATGGTTTCATGGAGTGCATTAGTCGATATCGTTGAACGGAAAGACTACCCAATCATAAGTAACCACTGCTATAAGCTTGGCGAAGCTTTGATCTGTAAAATTAAGCAATGATGAATTGGGCGATCATAATTCTCATTTCGGCAATCCTTGGCGCTCTTTTGGTCATGTCGATCCTTGCACCTGGGGCGATTCTGTAATATTTTTCATTCATGCAATTCAACCCGCTTACGACGATTCTTGATGAAGATTTATGGCGATATGGGATGTTCTTTGGGGTTCTTTTTTGTGTCGCCACAATCATTTTCAGCAGATCGAAGCAAATCGGTTGGATTGCATGCACCACTTGGTTCTATGTTTTGTGCTCGGCAATTGCGACAATTGAATATCCTGTCATAAGGTTCGGAGTGTTCAATACTGGATTCATGGCGACCGCCGGACAAACCGCGCTTGAGGTGCTCGTGATCCCGCTCGCCGTTTTAAGTCTTCCGAGAATCTTGTTTAATAAATCAATAGAATGGATGACGTGGCTGATCTTAACTGATCTTATTGCGGTGTGGATTTTCGGAACCGGAATCATGATTGCGCCGAGTTTCGATCTCGCGTTGATCGCAATGTTTTTACCTTTCGCTCCGATCTGGCTCGTTATCCTATCTGGGGTTACGATCCTGACTCATCATGCGTCGACTGCAGTCATGATCATGGTCGCGCAATGCATGGTGTTCGCGATGAGTTATAAGCGACTCAGGCCAATAGTTTTCGCGGTTATTCCGGTCGCAATTGCATCCGCATTTTACCATGCCCGCGGGCCGAACCTGGACGGGAACGAGCGGGTCACGGTGTGGAAAAGCATGATGTCTCATTGGTGGAGAGGAACTTCATTTGTGACGTCAGATAATTTAGTTTCGCTTCATTTTGGCGGCACGCTTTTAAGTAAGGTAACCGGAGCCGGTGCCGGATCATTCCTTTGGTTAAGCCTCATGTGCGAACCTGCTCACATGTTTATGAGTGCCCACTCAGAGATCATTCAGATTACTTTCGAACTTGGTTTCGTGGGACTGTTCCTCGCCCTTGCGACGACGATGTCAGCAGTTAAAAGATGCTGGGATAGACCTGGCATAGTAGCGGCAGTGATGGGTGTAGTGGCGTGCTCTATGTTTTACCACCCACTTCGGTTCGCCCCGACTGCAATTTTGATCGCATTCATCTTTAGAGAAGCTTTAGAAAAACAAACGGCCAACGGAAAAACCGTCAGCCGGATGTAATTTGAATTATTTGACGCGATTAGTAATAGAAAATGCTTGTGTCGTTCTCTCCGGTAATAGCGACCGAACCTTTACCGCGAATCGAGATGCGCATGCCTGCAGCAATCGCCATTGGGTAGAAGGTGTTTGCTGCACTCAATGGAATTAAGAATTGACTCACTTCAGAATCCGCGGCGGCACCGTAAGTTGCTACGCCGATCTCCATCGTGTAGGTCGAGGTATCTTGGATCTGTAAGCCCTTAACGCCTTTTGCGGTGAGGTTAAGGAGAGGCACCCAATGGACTGTCCCTACGCTTCCGGCACCGCCTAAACCGACGCTCGGGCCACTGTTATTGTAAACGGTACGGACTGGCACCGATACCGGCGGAGTTGTGTTCGCCATGGCACCAATAGAAATGAGTGAAGTTAAGATCAAAAATGCTGCAAAGATAAAATTTTTCATAGTTCTCCTAATTGTTATTTACAGAATAGATCATGCACCCACGATAACAAGTTCTTAAAAAGGCCATTCCGCCGGATTTGAACCGGATCAATTCACGGGTCGTCACCGCGTCAAATGCTTTACCGTTAAGCTACGGAATGAAAACGCGATTACCTGAACCCGGTGCCATGATCTGAAAATGAACCCAGTTCGGCGTATGCCCGAAGTCTTCGAACCAGAATCCAATTTTAGCCATCGCATTCATGTTGTTCTTGACCCATTCGGCTAGTTTCTTGTCAGGGTCATAAATGTCCGCAGCGGCCCCGGCAATGTGTTTTGAATGAACCGCCTTCGTTACACCTTTCGAGATTAGATCCGCTTGCATTTCGTCGGAGCGAAGTCCTGAAGTTACCTGTATATCGAGACCGTACATTTCTTGAACTTCTATTAACCGCTCGAAAAGTATTTGAAGGTTCTTATCAATCGACGGGTTAGTGGGGAAGTGGTGCGGGTTTAATTCGGAAATTGTTTTCATTTGTGTTCTCTTTTTTGTTGTCCGCTAAAAGCGCCTTCGATTCGAGCAAGCGCTTCCTTTACTTCCGAGAGGTCTTCGATGATTTTACTTTCGAATGCCGATTGTTTCGCGTCCATTTTTTCAATGTCTTTTTCGTTTCGATTCGTCTTTGATTCGAGTCTTGAGAACCAAACAATCAATCCTATAAATGCGGCAATTGCATAAGCTGGGTCGAATGTAATGTTTCCCATGGCTCGCTCCTTAGTTAATAAAAATAATCCCGCAAATAAAATTAAACGTTCCCGTTCCCAATGCGGTAGCAACACTTTGTCCCGGCCCAATATAAAGGGTCGTGTAAAGGTCAGGTGCGCCGGTTACATAAATCGAGATAAACGCACATTCAGTGCTCCCAAGGACTGAGGTTGCAGTAGCGTTTCTTGAAATTTTATAACCTGATCCAAATGTACTCATGCCGTTTCTCCTTAGACTGGACGATACCGAATTAAAACCCCGCACCCATCCGGTGATCCACCTTGAGCGGTTGATAGGTTGCATCTGATTGCAGACCATGCGGTGATTAAGTTTGTGATTGAAGAGTTTAAAACTCCTTGCGTGGTGCCTACAGGCGGTGCGTATGAAGGCGAAGGATTGTAGGCTGGGCCGACCAAAGAAGGATTAACTGCTCCGACCCACACGTAGCTTCCGGCAGTGGATGTAATTTTTGGAGTCGTCGTAAAAATTGAAGTCCACGGACCCGCTGGAGTGTCTGCTACCTCGATATCGATTCCAGTTGTCCCGCTTGACCCCGCTACACGAACGAAAAGCCAGACGTCGATAATCTGAGAATTGAATTCGAACACATCAAGGCCGTCTGCCGCAGTGATTGGCAGAGCCACGCTTCCATACCCGCCATTGAAGTTGAAGCGCTTATCCATCATCTGGAAGTAATTAATAAAATTATTGTCCGCCGCAATCGTCTGCGCGAGGTTCTCGCTGACGGCAGATTGAAAACGGCAACCTTCTAACTGCGTATTTCTTCTTTTAGGTGTTAAGTCGCTCATTAGTTAAATGGTAACTCAACGACAAACACTAGCAATGTTAGTTAGGTTTAAATCTAATTGGTCCGCGCGTTCCCCTGGGCTTGTATACATAAGATTCATCGCGCCAGGTATCATTTAACAGGACTCTCCATATAACCGATTGAGTGACACCGTATATTGCAGCAAGCCTGGCCTGACTAATTGTGTGTGTTTTATATGCGTTTCTTATTTCTTTAACTTTTTGATAATCAAGCTTTGATACTGGAAGTCGATTCCCTTTTGCTTGCCTATTCTTTTTTACACTATCTTGTCTGTTTTCTAAATTTGTTCCCGCCCATAAATGATCTGGGTTAATACACGGCGGATTGTCGCATTTGTGACAGATATATAATCCATCTGGGATTTTACCATTAAAAACTGAATATGAAACTCTATGGGCCGGGAGCGTTCTTCTTTTACCGAATTTTTTACCCATCACTGTTCCATACCCAGCGCTATCTTTTGCGCCAATCCAATTCCAGCATCCATTAGCGTCTATTTTTATATGCCTCATTAATCGATCACACATTTTTTGCGTCTTCATGAGAGTCACTTGTAGCACAATGTGTTAGATAAGCCTATACGCGGCGGACCTGTCAGAAAAACCAATGTAATCAATAACTTGTCCAAATGCTGGAGTAAATCCAAGCGGCGTATCGACTGTGACTTGATCGCCGACAATTGTCACCACCAAAACTTCCCCAGAATCAACCGAATAGTCCACCGAGTGAACCTGAACGATGGACCCGACAAAGAACTTCCCAACATCCCCGCCCGACACCGTGAAGTTCCTTTGATCGACTCCCGTCACAATTGCAACGGTAGGGCTTAGGAATACGTGCATGGTTTTATAAAATGCATTCACAGTTGGATTTGTGCTCGAAGGGTAATCGGCAATGTCAACGATGTAATCAGCCGCAGGGGTGAACGATAGGGCCGAGCAGGTCAGCAAGTAATTGTTTGTCGTGCTCACGCCTGTCAGTGTAACGACGTCTGATACGGAATAGTCCACCGAGTGAACGTGGATCGTAAGGCCAATATAGTTTTGCCATTTCATTCCTTCGTCACCTGGGAAAATAGATCCGAAAGAATCTTTAAGGATGAGTGAAGTCGTTGTGCATCCTACGTCGGTATTTGAGCTAGGAGAAATGGTCGCGTATCGATCACTGACTGAAGTTCCGGCGTTTCCTTGAAGCTGTAGCTGGACGTTCCCGGCCTTGAAATCAAAAGACCGATCAATCACTTGAAAAATCTGGATTCCCAAACCGCGCTTGCCTGTAGCGAAGTTTGAAATTTGAAGCACCCCATTTGAATCGTTTAAGATGCAAAGGTCACCGGCCTCAATCACTGAACCGGCCTGCCAGTTAACCTTTACAGTGATTAGTACAGCACCGAACGCGTATTTATTTAAAAGAAACGTCGCGTATTTGTCGAGTAGATCCGTGTTGTAGGCCTTATACAGACCTCGCGACGTGATCGGTAAGGCGCTCACATATCCACCATACCTTTCAAGGCTTGACGAAGAAACCGAGTTTCTCAGTTTATCGAACGTGCTGCCGTCATCCTCTACTCCGTAAGAGAAATCTACCTCATTGAAAAAGTTCCGATTATTCACGGCACGGGTAGGCTGAATATTTTGAGGCTCCAAAATATTGGTTTCGTCGATTGTGACAATGTTCTGATTTGCTATTGGCGGGGAATTATATCCAGCGCTTAATTGTCCATAGCGAGTTAATCCGTAAGCTCCAATGGGGTAGTAAACCTCGGTCTGGATAAAGTCTTTACCGCTAGTCTCCTGCGTGGTGATGAAAAAAATCAGATCGTTGAAGTCGTTACCTAAGAACGTGTCTTTGATGTAAATGTGACCTGCGATATCGATGTCGGTTGGCTTTAGCGCGAGACCCGCATTGACCGGGTAGCAATCGTACTGTGACCGAACTGAAATCGTAGCGGAAGTCGTAAGCTCTTTATTTATTATGGCGTCGATATAAATTAAATCATTTGTACCCGTTGAACTCGAATCGATTCGAGTGACCTTAACGGTTGCTCCGTTTTGTGATGGATATGCTGTATTGTAAATCGTTGCAAAGTCACCGGGCTGAATATTATAATCACTAATCGCATTCACGCCTAGATCGAGTTGTAAAATGTTAGTCGTGGTTACACTGGGAGTTGGGTCCGGGTTTTCTCCAATAGATGAAAGCGCTATTTTCTTAATCCAATTACCATTGGTTCCAGATAGATACAACTTCAGCGCCATGTCCATCGCATTTTCTGGGTAAGTGCCATCTCCGACTTGAATGCCTGCGGTTACGGTTGTTTGTGCTGCGTGAATTGCTGGAGTCGTTAATCGTGCGCCCCTATGCGATACTGCAAACTGAGTCCCCGGAGCACTAGAGGTAAAAGCAGTAGTTGTGAAAGAATTTTGAAGTACACTGCCAGCGTTTGGGAGCAGGAAGAATTCGACTAAGGCTCCGGCAGCAAGTAATGCCTTGTAAATTCCTGCCGCAGTGGAAACCCCGTTTTGCATGTGTACGGTGATCGCGCTTATAACGATGCTGACAGTTTCTGATCCAGCAGTTCCGTCGTTTGCGTAAGCAATCGTAACGCCCGAAACTCCGGCTTGCGCAAAGAACCAAATTCCTTGTGTAGAAAATGTTTCACTATTTTGAATTGATAAAAAAGTCTGTGCTAATACCGATTGTGGGAAAGATGAAAACGAAGGGCTGACAATGACGTTTACTAAATCACGCGCGTCTTCGATTTGATCGATTGCAATTGCGACATCTATAGCGGTCGAAACGCCGACTTGAATTTGAACAGTTATGGTATTATTTGAAACCGTAACCACTTCACTGCCGGCAGTCCCGCCGCCGATATAAATAATCGAAACATCAGACCCATGACCAGGTTGCGCGAAATAGGTAAGGCCCTGAATGTTCGCTTTATACTTCCGGTTGTCTTGAAACAGCGGTTCGCATTCAATCCATTCGCTATCGATCTGAATGTAATTATGAATTCCGGTACTATACGCCGTGCCGTCCGGCTGATCAACTTGCACGTTGAATCCAGAATTGTTCTCGACGTTGATCATCCAGTCGGTTGAGGTGATGTCTGAAAACAGAAGTCCTTGCGCGGTGTAAAAAAGCGTCGTTCTTGCTTTTAAATTCGCGTCTGAAATCTGAAGCGTGACAAGCCCTGGTCCGGCAGTCACTCCAGAAACGTATCCCTTGAAAATTTTTATGTAGTCATTCGGAAAAGACCCTTGAGTGAATCCGATATAAAGCGTCATCTGCGCAAGTAGAATATCTGGAATCAGAATCCCAGGCGACACAAGCTGAGTCATGAACTGATCGATATCGACGAATGAAATACTCAGAGATGAAACCGACGCCTTGCCCTGCTCAGGCTCAAGCCGCTGCTGCAAAGTGATGCTCGACTTATCAAGCGAGATTAAATCCTTGAAACCAGCGTAAGGGATCACGCCTCCGTAAACCAGTCCAGCGCCGCCGTAAACTGCGCCCGGAGATCCGTATAGAAGCTCAGTCGACACTGTTCCGCTCGTTAGTAAATAATTAAGCCCTTCGATCTGTACGATGAGCACTGGACTCTTCGACGTGATCGCGTTTTGGGCTAAGTAATTACTCGGCAGGCCGTTGATCGCCATAAGTCTCCTATCTATGCCCAATACATGATATAAAAAATCCACCGTCAGTTGAAGCGAAACTAGAGTTAAGCGTGATAAAGTTGATTGACGTTGCAGAGGTAAATGTGAAATCCCCGCATACAGACCCAGTTGAGGAACACGTACACCCTGGGGTAGAGCTAAACACACCCGGTGTGATATTAAGCGTATAGTTGCCAACAGAGTTTCTGGTAACGCTATTTACCCCTGATTGAGTCGTGATCGTACACGGAGTCGACGTGCAAGCAGTAGGAGATAATGCGTAGGCTACCGCATCAGCCCCCGCCGAGTTCGAGGTCACGCTTCCTATGCCTACGACTGCCGGAATTCCCTGCCCAGTTCTGACGATGGAAAAACCAGTTAAATTTACAGTTCCAGTACCACCTGAAATCTGCTCCTGAAGTTTAAAAGTAGGAGTTGTAGACGTGGCAAGATAGTTAGAACATCCCCCAACCGAGCTGGTCGCGTTAGCATAAGCAATATCGGCTCTCTGCAATCCTACCGCTACAACCGCAGAACTATCAATTAACTTAACCTGTACGTTTTGCGGAGTTGCGCTGTCTGCAATGTAACCCGTATAGCAAACTTGATAGTTGTCTAACGCTGGTAGAGTGCAAGAAATTCCAACTAAACTCGATGCAGCAGTGCAAGTGATACTTTTACTAGGTCCAGCCGTCACTGTACCCGTCACGGATGCAGGATCAACAAAAGATCCAGTCGTTGTCGTCGATCCTGAAAGCGTTGAGGTTCCAGCCCATGAAGCCGAAACAGTGGCAATGCTCTGCACTTGCTGGGATGAGGATGGTGTGCACCGAATAGACACCCAATACTCTGTATTAGAAGCATCCAATGTTACGGATACCGATTTTGTAACCGTAATTACATCATTAATCGCTGCCGTGAATGTGACGGGTGTGATGTGTAGTGATTGTGGCGCCGTAGCTGATTGAGTCCCATAACCCGACCCGATTGTTGTTCCATTTTTCTTTAAAAGAATACTATCTGCAGAAGATGTATTGCTATAAATAGAAGCCGATGCTGTGCATGTAGATGCTACTTTTACAGTATAAGCGCCAGCAGAGAATCCCCCAACAGTATCCACAATGACGTTAGTGAATGGGAATGTAGTTCCACTTGTGTATGCTCCACCAGCGATGTTGTTCGCGTAAGCAAAAGTGTCAGGTGAGTTAGTGCTTCCAATATTCCTAGCCGGGCCAACGTAAGCCGCGCCTATGTTTACGGTTCCAGTAGAACTGGAAGCGACCTTAACGTCAATCCCGTTTGCGATTGAAGACGCCGGGTAGTTGATCGGGTAAGAATGATAAGCGCCATCGCTTGAAACGGAAACGCATGATGTTGTAATTTCGATTGCGTTTTGAACCGGGCAAACGCTGACTCCGGTAAGCGCGGTCTTTAGAGTGACGTTATATTCCCAATTCCCTGAGACCTCCATTCCAGTCGGAGGCGTAACCGACTGATTTAAAATAATCCCGCTCTGCGCAGAAAGAGTGAGTTTTAAGCTTTGCTTCGTTCCAGTCACGAATGAAGTCGTGTCGGTCGAAGCGGTCGAGTTTGAAACGGTCCAGTTGTCCGATGCGTTTGTGCCTTGGAAATTTTGGTTCCTCAAAATATTTCCGTTTGCGGTTTCGATTAATCCAGTTCCGGTTCCTGCAGTGGTCAACTGATAGCTCGGAACCTGAACGTTTGAAATAGAGGAATATCCGACATCGCTAACGCCTTTTGCGTTTAACCCGCCAGACCCAGAACCGCCCACTACATGCCAGCGGGTATCTTGTGAATTGTAGTTTACGATAACGGACGCATCTGTGGTCAGGGTCAAGTCTGACCCGCTGCCGGTCAATATTCTATTTACGGCAGTCGCCGATGTGTATTCGTTGCGAATGGTGATAGACGCGCCTGTTTTATTGATCAGCGTAATCACCTGACCCGTAACCGGGGACGCGATTGAACCAATCGAAGTTAAAGACGCGTTTGTTAAAGCAGTAGTCGGATTGCTCACGGAAAGCGCGACGCTTGCGCCCGTTGTCGTGCTGTCGGTAGTCTGAGCGAGAAGGAGTGATCCATTAAGTGTTAACGAAGTCCCAACGCTTTGCCCATTGGTGATGCTAAGGCTGTTTAAGGTGGACGCAGCGGACCCGGTAAACGTAGCCGCTGAAATGGTACCGGCACTAAAATTCCCGCTTGAATCCCTTTTAACGATTGTGCTCGCAGTGTTTAAATTGGTCGCGGTATTCGCTAGAACCGTAGCTGTCGCAACGCTACCGGAAGATTGTCCTCCGACAAGCGCGACGGTCGCGACTTGAGATCCGAAACCGGGGCCAGCGAGAACGTCACCTGTGAGCTGATTTATTGCGGCGTTTGAAACTTTCGTTTCGTTACCGGAAGAGTCTTCTATGTAAAAATTATTATCGCTTTTGAAATACGATTTATTGTACCCGGAAGCAGGATCGGAAGGCGTCGTGATCTGCTTGTTAATACTCTCCTTATTCCACGTGATCGTGAAAGGTTCGGTGTCGTTGGCATTTTTAAACAAGAATGCATTGTTTGTAATAGTTGAGTTAACTTGTTGTCCATTAACGACGCCGCCGGTCGCAAATGCATTTATTGGTAAAACAAAAAGAAGTAAGCTTGCAATTATTTGTCTCATAAAGTTTCTCATGTGTTAGGAGTCTGCCTGAAATTCATTAACGGGGTAGAATATAAAAACGGGAAGTCTGGAAGCATTTCGGTAAGTGGAAGCTCAATCCCTGTGCCTGGGTTTTCTAAAGTGCTGACAAAAACGGTATTCGGATCAGTGATGTCCGGCGTGAACTCGAATTCTCGCTGCTGGATCAACCAAATCATGAGCGGGTACCAATCGCTATCGGCCAAAGCCTCCGGGATGTATTTGAACATGACCTGCCAAAAAGTTTGAACCGAGAATGTGATCGATTCCTTAAGCCCGGACGCGCTGACGTTTACCGCTCCGAAGCTTTTAGGCATCCGCTTAGGGCTAAGGTAGGTGTACCCCAATTGATTCGGAATTAAGGCCGTACCGCAAGTAGATGAACCCGTGTAAGTCGTCGCACCTGTAAAGTCAGCCGCGCCGAACCCGATCAGCGATGCGGGATTATTCGGATTACCGGATGAAAATAAAAGGCTGAAAACAGTATCCGTAGACGTAAGCGTGAATCTGTTTTCCGTGCCGCCTAAGATTGCGCGATTAACCGAAAATGAATACGTGCTCACAACGTCCTGTGCTTGGATCGCAGAAATAATTGCGAGACCTAGTCCATTCAAAGAATAATATCCGAGCGCTACCGTTGCCGTAAGTGTCCCAGATGAATTCACGAAAGTGATGAACTGGTTTGCGATGGTTATTTCGAAATCGTAAAGGAAGAGAGAGGGGTTTCTGAGTGCCATTTAAAAGCCTCCTCCGACTGATTGAACCGTAAAGTTTTGGGCATCTGCTGCGCCACGCACGGCATCTGTGATCCATCTTTGAGTTGTCGCATCTGAAAGTATCGGCCCGTTGAAAACAAGGTTCGTGCTTTGATGGCTCACGGTCTGAGAGGCAGCGCTGGTCAATGGCGATGACGCCGCAGATGGAGCTGCTGAACTCGCTGATCCTCCACCGGCAGAAACGCCGGACGATACTGAGCTAGAGGATGAGCTCCCCATGCTAGACAGTTTCGAACCCAAAGCGACGAGCGCTCCACCGGCTGCAAGGCCGAGTGGGTTAGGAGGCCAAATAGAGGATGCGAGTAAGAATTCACCGCGTGAAGTTGCTTCCTGGCCGATCTCGCCCAAGAATGCTTGACCCATTGCGGTTGCGGCATCCTGAGACCCGTCGCCAATAGCTTTGAAGCCAGCCGTCATGCTATTGGTCAACCCGGAGTTAGCCTTCTCTCCGAGCGTCGCCATGTTCTGAAAATTCTTAGCGCCCGTAGCGGTTGCGACCTGCCAACCTCCAGTAAAGCCTTTCATGGTTTTTTCTTCCGCCAGCTCCAATTCTTTTGCGGCTTTGATCGCGTCGTCTTTGGCTTTAATTTTGGATGCTGTGATGTCCTGATCGGCTTTTTTTGAGATGCTAACGATTTGAGCTTTGGCTAATTTCTTATCTGAAATCTCACCGCTTGAAAGCTTCCGATTGATTTCATCGATCTCGTTCGCGGCCTTCTTTTCAATGTTTAAATACTCTTGCTCTCTTAGTTTTGCAAGGTTAGCGGCATTCGTTTCTAGGTCTTCCTCTGACTTAATTCTTTTTTCATCTAGTGCAATAAGCTCTTTGTTTAGAGCATTTTTGTCTTTTAAAATAATATTTTTATCTACAAGCGAAGGAGTCCCTTTAACGGCTGATGTTTTCTCTTTTGAGACATCCTTTTGTTTTTTGATTTCTGCCGTAATCGCAGAGTTTTGCTTTAATAAATCTTGGTAAACAACCTTAGCCCTTGAAAGTTCAGCTATATAATTATTCGCCATCCCGCTTGGGTCACCCCATTTTGTGGCTTTATGTTGCAGTTCCATCATGTTTTTACGAGCTTCAGTTAGCTTTAAAGAAAGATAGGCGCTTTTATTACCTAGTAGTTCCATCCCATCACCGGCATCGCGCCTAAGACTAATACTTAATGCATGCACTGAGTCGCTAAGATATTTAATTGCCGATTTTGTCGCTTGACCAGCAATGCTTTCGCTAATCATCGTGGCGAATGTCTCTTTAATTTCAGTTATAGAAACCTTGAATTGTTGCCAAGAATTGGTAGCTATTTTAATATCGCCGTCAATTCCTTTTAGCTGCTTACTTCCGGCTTCGAGAGTTGCGTTCAAAACGGCTTGCTGTTTACCTGCTAGAGATAGAGCGCTTACCCCGACGCCAATGGATGCAGCGAAATCCTGCCATGCCTTCTTTTGATCGATAACGATATTAAGTTGCCTAAGCATTCTAGTGTTGCCGGTAGCAATAGCTCTTGTAATAGATTCAAAATTTTGAATCATTGTCTGACCATTAATTTGAGACGCCTGTCTGGCGAGATTCATAATTTGAGGCAACTTTTCCGCCCCAACCTGTAATTCAATAAGTGCCTTATTGGTTGCCTCAAGTAATTCTGTTTCAGTAACGAGTCCGTGAGCCGATTTCTCAAGACCTTCTTTTAAGGTGTTTGAAAAGATGCCAGCACGATCGGTAAGTATTTCAAATTCTTGATTTACTGCTGCTATTTTTTCAGCGTCGAAAACAGATTCGAATATTGTCTTAACTTCAATAAAAGCTACAGCAATGACTCCAAGCAAAGGCCCAGCAGCCTCTAGGCCTTTAAGAAGTCCCTTTAGGTTGTCTGCCTCGCCAATTTTCATTATTGACTCATAAGCTTCGTTTGCGCTATTAACGAACCCTTCCGAGTCTAGGTCGATCTTAAAGCTTGTTTCCTCATTGTCTGCCATCTAATGCTTCCTCCGAGGATGTGGGGTTTCCGTTGTCTTCATGTGAACACTGCGCTTGATTCTCGTGTCTTTCGCGAAAGCCGCCATCACAGCCGCGCGAGCCTCTTCGCCGCCAATCATTCTCGCGTCAGCCTTGTAGGATTCAATGTCGATGTCTTTAGGCCGCTCAGCCTTCTGCCCAATGGTGTCGAAGTGCTTAATGGTTTCATTGAATGCGTCATTCTCCATGCGTGCCGAACGAGCCACGAAGCATTGGTCAACATACTCTTTACCCATGAGGCGATCCACAGCGTCGGACATTAAGAAAAACCTCTGTGCTGGCATCTGTAGGCAGTAGTCGACATTCCAAGAATAGAATCGGCAAACCTTGCCAATCATCATCGCGGATTCGACCTGGATGTCACTTATGCTGATCTGTTTTGAGTTTTTTTTTTATCTTCGTCCGCGTGTGCCCGGCCCGTGATGCAATCGACAATCTGCTGAACAACCGCTCCGCGCTGGGCATCGGTCATGCTTCGGATCTCGTTTTCGCCAATTGTGTCGCAAACTTTATTAAACAAGTCCACGTAAACAGCGATTAGCTTCTCAGGATCGTAAACTGGATCTTTTCGCATCTGATCCATCTTGGCGAACGCGCTCGCCGCACGAAGGAAAACTTCTTGAGTCATCGGCTTGATCACGTGAATCTTGCCCTGGAAACGAAACCCAACGGGATCGCTAATCATGCGATCAAGATCAGCTACGACCTTGACGTCATCATAAGAGATTCGAGCAGGCATTAGTTTCTTCCAGAACTTCAAGCGACCTCCGGTTAACTAAAGTTTGATGCAGTCGTCGCGATAGTGAACGAATCGCCGCCGATGAACTGAGTCGATCCTTGAGTAATTGTGAAAGTAATTACCTGAGGCGATCCAGTTACAGGACTAAATACAACCGTGTTTGTCGACGTAGCTCCAACGTGTGCGACTCCGAGCGCTCCGCTTAAGCTTCCAGTTACTTTAAAGTCGTTACCGCCTACGCCGCCGTCAAGTGCCGTAATGGTAATCGTTTCTGTTTTCGTAACGCCGTTATAAACAACTTCAGTTCCAACGGTTCCGTTACCAGTGTTCGAACCGGCAACCGCCGCCGCAGCAACCGCTGCAGTCATTCCGTTTGATGGGTCTCCGTAAGTCATGTAGCGAGCTGGGGAAACGCTAGTGTCAGGGTAAACGATCATTTCAATCGTAAGTCCTGATTGCTTATCGGGACCGAATTTAATGTCAGACGTGTTGATTGATCCTGCTTTGTAAAACAGGAAATCTTGAGCCAGGTTCGCGTCCGGGTTTTCGAGCGGGTGAAGCTTGAGCTGGAATGCTTTCGCTAAAAGATGGTCACCAATCTGCATGTCGGAGTACATAGATTTAACGCCGCCGTTTACAATCTCGTGCATGGAAGGGTAAGCGACTTTCCAGTTATCGGTGTTCTTAGTTTCAGAGATCGTGAACTTGATTGCGTAGTGGAGACCGGAAACGACTTTATCAATGATCGATTTCCCGAACTGATCCACCATGATGTCAGCGGTATCGTATTTAATGGAAACGTCAACGCCTCCAACCGTACCCCCGAGATCGACACCGTTGTAGGTGATTCGTTGTGGGGTAAGCTGAATATTTGTAGGTGTAACAGTAGCTTGGGAAGTGCTCATTTCATTCTCTCCTTAAAAATTCTCAAAAAAATCAACTTCTAATTGAAGCTCGTACTCTTTGTAAAAACTCGCCGTCGAATCCGCCTCACTATTTTGGTATGAGTAAATGCCTGACGGGGTGATTCTTCGTACCTTAGATAAAATCTTAACCGCTGAATCCGCACTAGCAATAGGCGTTTGGTCGAGCACCTGATGAAGTGCCGCCTGGTATCGCCACGCCTTGATCGTCAAGAGTGCCGAGTTTTGATCCTCGACCTTGATCGTGACGTTGATATTCATTACCGCGTTAATAAAATTGGCCTTGGTTTCGGTCTGACGAAAGTCGGTGTTCTCATCGATGATGAAGACCGCCGGGCATCGGTAGCCGTGCTGCTTGGGAGCAATGAAATAATTCTCAGACTCGGGCGGTTCCATCGATACTAGATTGTCAGTCCTAAGCGCCGCAACGGACGCCAGGGCAGTCGGAAGGTTCGTCTGAATGTAAGTCATCAGAAGATTAACTGCAGTCTCCGTGAGTTGCCTTGGGGAGTTAGCCATTATCCCCTCGCCATCAGATAGTCGCCTATCGCGGATTTAATCTTAAGAATTGTCGGGCGGCCGAATGCCATAATGGGGCGGGTCCGCGCGAAGTACTTTGCGTATGGAATCACGCCGTCATCGATTGAAATGGTCATGCCGGTTGTTTCAATAATTCGATTCAATCCGCTCCCCATTCCGCGTCTACCCATTGCGACCTCTGAAAGTTGCCCGGTCGCGATACCGATTGCACCGCCGCCGCCTGGGAATCCAGCATACTTAATTTTTTTATACGCCGCGTATTTTGGATCTTTGTACCCATCCCATCGGCCCGTCTCGCTGGAGTTTTCGGATTGCCAGCGCTGCATCTGAGCCTCTTGGTACATGGGATAAATCGTCTTACGAAGGAATGCAGTAGGATTTTTCGCCTTACCGATCATCGCATTCAGGCGAGCGGAGATTTTGTTGTCCGTTTCCTCAAACGTAACCGTTGCCACGATTACCGCCTCGGAGTGACGGCACCAACCGCACCCCAATTGGATCTAAAGTTCGGAGCGAGTGCTTGACCTGCTCTTGTGTAAAAATCATCCCGGCGCTTGAGCGCATCGGCGTAGTAGGTATCCGCCATCTTCGTGTAAGTCTCGGCGACTCCGAGCGCTTCCTTTTTCGGAGCGTCTTCGAGCAAGAATGCATCCGATGCACGCTGGGTCCAGCGCATCGTGAGTTTCTTCATTCCCTCGGCAGCGGCGTAGTACAAAACCGCATCCCGGAGGGCTGGATCAACTTGAGTTGGATCATTACCGAGTTGTAACGATTGAGTCGCACGCGTGATAAAGGAAACCAATTCAGAGTCTAAAAACTGTTGTGTGTAATAAGTCGCCTGGACAACTTGCCCGACCGTCGGTGCCGCCTGAGCTGCTCCAATCGTAAATTCACCCGTAGTGATGTCATCGATTGAAATGTTAGCGGGGTCCACCCTCACTCCATTGATGTAGACCCCTAAAGGCGCAGCCGATAGAACCGCATCCGTGAAGTCAGTCACCCGCCTAAATTCAAACGTCTTAAATGTTTTATTGGTGCCGTTAATGTTGCCGAAAACCTTTTTACGGTAAGCGTATCGGTCCTGAGCGTTATCGTTCAGAAGCGTTCGAAGATCCGCTACAGAGGTTGTCCACGACATTATGCGATTCCTAACTGCTCCATGGCATCGATTGTGTCGACGAATGAACCGTCTGGGCGTTTACCCATTATTAAATAACGAAACCCGTTGGCCTTCATTACTTCGCGCTTCATCTCGCACTCTTTCCAATCGGTCGCGAACTGAGGTTCGTCAACGTAGATCGGTCCGCCTTCGGCTTTAGGATAGTACCGCTCGCACGTGTACATCAGCGGCTGGCCTGGGAAGGCTTGCTTAGCTCCGGTGTAGGGATAGTTTTGAAACACGATTGCGCTTTTTGTGATGTGGGTAACGAGATCGTGCGGGGATAGTTTTCCGGTATCCCGATCCGTGTGAACCGTAACCGTCGGACGTGCTTCCGACTCAGATTCTTTGTGCTCAATTACTGCTGACATTTTACTTTTACGACTCATGTACTTCCTCTTGAAAAAGGGGGAAACCTTTTTACGGAATCCCCCTCAATGTGTGTGCGTGTCGGACGAAGGATTAAGCTGTTCCGTCTGAACCCTGCCATGTGAAACGTGGATCGATGAAATCCGCGTTCATACGAATGTCGAGGCGATGACGTTGAACTTTACGGTTGAAGGACTCACCAGATTCAGGATTTTCCATGATAACAGATCCTGGATCGCGAAGCTGAACCACGAACCAAGGCTTAGTCATATCAACAATGCTCCATGCAGTTGAGAGACCGTTTGCTTGACCTGTAGTCGCGTCGAACATGTAACGAGATTCAACAATCTTGAGGATAGATTGAATCGGGTTGATCGAGAACACTCCGCCTGCATCACCAGGAGAAGCGCTTGGAACTGAACCGTTGTTGGTAGACTGCATGAGGATGGCTGCAGTGAAACGATTAATTGGACCAATCATTAAACCTTGAGCTTTCACGTTCATGATCAAGCCTAACAAGTTCTTTTGAACCATGAGAGCTTCGATACCCGATTGAATATTGGCCTGGTTAAGAGCACCGAATGCCGCTGGACGGTTGTAACCGCCGCCAGTGAATGGAGCAGTTGAAACCGCGTAAGGAGCTGCGTAGGTCTCAGAAGCTGGCACTGAAAGACCGGCGTAGTTCGCGTTCGTTAAAGAAGCGAGTTTACCGTAACACCAAACTTCTTTAAGAAGCTCAGACCATTCGGCAAGGTCTCCAACGAGTTGTTGAAGCTGACCTGTTTGGTCGTCGTCTAAAAGATTCTGGTCAATTGCCAAAATCTCACCGAATTCGCGGTTGTTTAATTTAAGATCAAGGCCTGCAACTTGCGCCTCGGAGAATTTCTGAAGTGGTCCACGTTCGCTTAAGAACGAAAGACCATGAAGTGGAGCGTAAAGCTCTGTGAACTTGTCGGAAGAGATCACGTGCGCCCATTCGTTATAAACGGTGCCGGTGTATTGCTCTACCAGGTTATTGAATGCAACTTGAACGCCTGCACGCATAAGTTGTGGAAAACCTGATCCGCTGATTGCCTCGCGAACCATTTTCTTTTTCATCTCGCCTAACGAGAAGTTCGGAGAATGAACCGGGAAGTTGGTTTTGTCAGTGATGTCTAAACCACCGCAAGACTTGCGAACGGATTCGCGCAGTTCTTTGAAGTTCTCAGTTTTCTGCATCGAAGAGGTCAAAACCTTACGGTTCTGCTCTGCGGTGTTTCTGGTTGTCAGCTTACGTACATTGTCTGCCATATTGAATCCCTTCTAATTAAAACTGTAATGCTGCGCCTGTAGCAGCAGGGTAACGACACCCGATTTTGATTTGACCTTCTTGACCGGCAGTCGCAGAAGCGATTACTGGACCAACATAAAGACCGACGTAGTTCCCGTCACCTGGATCGGTAACGCCTACAGTTTGGCTGTTTGTCGCGTCGACAAGATAAACTTTAATCCCTGGGTTAAATGCATCTCCAGTGTTCAGGATCATGCTCGCAGTCAGTCCATAAAAAGGACCAACAATAGCTTGTGGAAGGGCAACCGAAGTTGGATCAGAAAGTCCAGTGTATGGACCAACCAAGACGCCGGCGGTTACTGATTCTTGAGCTACGCCGATAATTGTTGCTGCGTCACCAGTTGCTGCAACTAATTTAAGCACGTGAGCGGCAGTATCGTAACAAAGCAAGTCACCTTGCTTGAAAGTTACCGATGTACTTAAAAAGTTAACGCCTGGTTCGAACAATGCTTTCACATCGTCTGAGCGGTATGTTCTATCTTTCGCAATAGTTCCTGCTGTAATTGCCATCTGATTACTCCTTCACGCAATCTGCGAAAGACATTGAAGCCTTTTCGCCGTTAAAATCTGTTTTTTCTGGGTTAATGTACAATGGTCCGCCCATTGAAAGCGCGAGAGCTTCTTTGAAGATTTTAGCCTTCATTGAAATCTCAGCTTCACTTTTTACGGAACCGATTGACTCTTTGAATGTCTTAGCCACTTTACCTTCGAAGCCAGATTCCTTGATCGTCTTAATCAGGAATGCAGCAACTTCACTCTCGCGAACTTTCTTAGAAAGTCCTTCAACGGTAGCGCGGAGGCGGATAATCTCAGATTCCATTTTCTTAGGAGGAACCGGAGCGCCTTTAGCGGGAGGTGTAGGAGGAGTTTCTGTGTCGTCACCGTCAGCAGGAGCATCAGCACCTTTTTCGGCTTCTTTTTCTTTCTTCTCAGCCGCGTGTTTCGCCATTTTCATGGAGTAACCGGCACATTTTTCAGCCTCTTCGCCTTCCATGCCCATGGATTTAGCTGCTTCGTGAGCTTCTTTCATTGCCGAATGTTCAGACTCGGAATGCTCTTCTCCGCCCACGTATTTTTTAAGCATCTGAGAAATAAGCTCTTTGTCTTGATCTGCATCGTCAGCAGCATCAGGAGCCGCATCGGCTTTAGGAGGAGCCGGAGGAGCGCCTTCTTTTTTCTCTTTAGATTCGTTTTCTTTTACTTTTTTAGGAATTGCCATTCGTGATCTCTCGCTTTCTATTAATCTTTTAAGTGCCCGGCCTCGTGCGCCCGCTCTAGTGACTAGATCCGCTGAAACCACGTCTGCAAGTTCAACGCACCAATCGACTGAGGTCGCACCCTCATTTTTAGCCTTGAGGAGTTTAGGCATTACGCTTAATGGTAGTGTGCTATCTGAAATCACCGAATCAATATCTTTTTTTACATACCCACCGCCTGCATTGATGGATAGACCGATCAGCTCCTTATCGAAGCGACCAGAATTATCGATTGCGGTTTCAATGAGTGAGCGGGACCAGTCGTAGGACTGACCTGGATTCGTAGCTAAATCTCCAACAAGCATCGCAGCGCCGGTGTCTGGATTATTCACTACCCGAGTGTTCGCATAGAACCCGATCAAGTCTCTGACTGACCGCTCCGGTCGAAGCATCTCCTCATCTTTCGATGGGTGATCGGCGAACGCTTGAGCGCCGTTAAAAATTCCGGTTTCAGCCGCAGATTCTAAAGCTTGGCGGGTGTAATAAGAAAGGTCGTTAAGATTTCCAAGGCCTTCCTCAATGATAACGACCTCGTATCTTCCAGGAATATTCATTTGATCTCCAAGTTATTCACGTCGGCGCGGCCCATTTGCGGCATTCCAGATAAAGACGCTGCTTCTTTGTGTTTACCCTCGTAGACTTCTTGGAACGGCATTTTCTTCTCGCACTCTTCGGAGGCGTGCGAAGTACACGTAGCGAATGGGTTTGAAACCCCACATTTTTCTTGATGTGCGCAACGCTCAACCTTCTTAGGCATCTACCAAGTCTTCCTTCGTTCGAAATGTTCTTTGGTCATGAAATGAACGTGCAAGCGAAGCTTCCCGTTATCGACCTTCTCTTTAACGATACCGCCTAGAACTATCGAATCAAGTGAAGCGCCTTCAGAATTTGCCATGCGCTCGACGGCCTCAATCGTTTCACACAGATGCCCGTCTAAATAATATCTCTGATACCTGATGTCATTTTTGACCTCCTGACTTCCGTTATCGACGCTTTGAAAGAGCGAGTCCTTTGGCTTGATCCACTTATCTTTGTTCTTTCGGAAGTCGCTGAAGGAACAAAAACCGTAATCCTCGGGACGCTTGTTTATGTTCTGATCGATGTTCTGTAAGTGGCTCACGACTTAGCCTGCTGTTTGATTGCTGCCTGTTCGTTTCCGGTGACGGCGCTAGACTTCGGTTGTGTTCCGACTCCTGGACCTCCTGCTGGCGCAGCTTGTTTCGCAGTCAATGGGCTAATCAGAATGTTGTCCGCAGCTTCATCGACTTTAGCCGCATCCTCTTCTTTGATCGATTCCATCTCGGTATCGTAATCGTAGGAGTTGTATCCAAGCTCCTTGGCAATGATGTTCGACATCATTTCATGCGAGATAACTCCAACTTCATTCGCCATGATCGTGTCCTTGATCTTCTGTGAGCGATCTTGAGAGATAAGTTCGGGGAACGTAACTTCGCATTCCGTGGTTCCGGTAACTTCTTTGAACATGTCGCGGATCATGTTTTCATAAACGAGCTGACGGGATTCGAACTTCTTAGTTACCGGCTCAGTTCCGACTAAGGCTCCCGCGCGTGAGCTTCCGCCTGCGTGAGACGTCCCAAGGTAACTGACCGGGATTGAAACCGATGCCATGACCATATCTAGGCAGCTTGCGACCGCCTGGCTCATAGCGCTTGATCCGCCACTACCTTTATTGTCTAGGTATTGTCGTTTAATCTTAGGAGTATGAACGAACTCCGAACCCGCTGGAGCTACCGACTTCTGGCTCTGCTGATCGCTTACGTAATTATCGATGTCTGTTTGTGAACCGCTGATCTCGGTGTCGATACCCCAAGCCGCAGTCTTCTGCTCCTGAATCACGAGGTATTGAATCGTGTCACGTAAGCGCTTCATGAATCCGAACGCTGGGTAGATGTCCGCACGTCCGCGCTTCTCATTGCTTGCGCAGTTTACTTTGTAATGGCTGACTTCATCGGCTGGAATCTGCTGAATCACGAACTTAGAAGAGGGCACGGTTGATCCGCCATCTTGAGCCGTGTAGATTTGATACTGGGTTGGGAACACTTGCTGGTATGCGATTACCCGAGTGATGTCTTCAGGGTATGTAATAATCTCCCAAACAGTAGAAGGATCAATCAAACGAACGCGCGGGATAACTCCGGTAGGCGACTGCTGCCCAGGAGCGTCTTGGTACTGCACATAGGTTTGGTTATTCGGTAACCACCAGATCATGCTTTCGCCGCCGTAAACCAGCTCGGCTGCGATCTTCCGCATCATGCCTTGGATGTCGTTTACCTCCTCGAATGATCGCCATGCCGCAAGAGCGTTATTGTCTTTTGTATCCAATCGATATCCACGTCCAAGGGTGAAATCGACCGTAATATTTGTAATTGCTCTTCCAATTGGGTCGTGGTGATAAGTATAGAATCCGAGTGCATAAGCTCGTAGGAAGTCATGCAGGTACATTTGTTTATTAAATGGTCCGCCCATGAGTGGTACATAATCGTCTCCAACTAAGTTCGCGGAGGTTCCACCTTCGAATCCACGATCAAAGGATTCAGTTACCTTCTTGAAATTCTTTTTCTTAGCATTCGCTTCCCATGACTCCATGAACTTCTCTTTGTTCAGGCGGACTGGACGAGCCTTGCCTTCGGTGGACGCCATGAAGATCCCGTCGAACTGGACTTTCGGGTCTCGCTTGAGGAGTGCGTAAAGCTCTGCCGTAGTGTGGACGCCTTCCGGTGTGATCGATCCAGCACGAAACGAATCGTCAAATTCGTAAGTCTTTTCGTCGATGCATCCATTCATTAAAGTCTTCGCTTGGGCCTTTTGAAGTTCGTTCTTTTTCATATTAACTATTCGCCTTATCTTCTAGCCATTGATCGTAATCGCTGAAATCAACCGGCTGAGTTTCTGGGATGTCTGAATCCATTGGAACGCTTTGACACCTACAGTTAAAATGCCCTGGAGCAACTATCGCGTCACACTCGTCTTCATCTATCTTGCCACTTGCCATCGCATCTTCAATCTCGGACGACGACAAACCGTCGCGATCGTAGCAGCATTCGTCGGTCTTGTTATCGACTACGGCAATCCACATGAAGTCAGTAATGCCGTTTTCATTCGCAGCATCTTGCTCACCTGATCGAACAGAGCGGACGAAATCTTCGGTGATCTCTTGCTCAACTTCCCATGTGTAGCGCTCGGCTTGTGCATCGGCCTCGACATCGTAAAACAGCGTCTTGTCTTCTGGGCCACGAGCGTAAATGTCGTCAGGTAGGGTGCTTGAATTGTAATCGATGAGGATATCGTTCCATGCATCCTCATCCGTTATCCCGGTGGATAGCTTCGGAACCCATTGCATCGGAGCAACTCCAGGCACGTCAGACTCTTTGGTCTTCCGGCGTCTCAGTGCAGGCGTGGCCTTGATGTCGCGGGTCTTAGGGAACGCATTGGTCACGCGCTTGATCGGGCTTTCACCCACGACATGGCTCAACTCAAGGGCGTCCTGAATCTTTCGACCAAGACGCCCGAAGTTCAGCTTCATGCGATCATAGACATCACCACCACCGAACATTTCTTTATCTTTGTGGGCTTTAACTTTTGGGTGAGAAGTTGTTGGCTCATTCTTCGCTCTAGCCATTGCTTCCGCTTGCCCTGCATGCGCAAGAAGGTAAGCTTCCGCTCTCTGCCTACGGACAATAGTCGCCGTCTGAATCGCGGCGAGCATAAGTTCTTGCTTAATGGGTCCGGTCGCATGCGCTCGAAACGCAGCTTCCACATGCTGCTGTGTAATAAATGCAAGGATCTTTTTCTTCATCTTACCAATGATTTGATCTACTGCGGATAGGTGGACGTGGACGATCTTTTCTAATGCAGTGTCATTTTGCCGCTTAAAATCGCGGTATGGGGCACTTACGGTATAAGGCTGAAGCTTTTTTTTGCTCAAAGTAACTTGATTAAATCACGCGAAATTAACTGAGGCAATTGCTTTGATTATAACAAGTAATGACTAAGTGGGTTATCTGCGAATCACCTTAACGGTCCCAACTGATCCGTTCAGCTCTATCGGCGCGTAAGTCACTAAAGGATATCCTACCGAGTCGCTTGAGTGCGTAAGCGACTTATCCGTGGTTTGATCCAGTTCGGAAGTTCCGTTCTTCCAAGACACTCGGTCCAGGTCTCGGTCGAAGCTCTTACAGTTCGTCGGGTGATAAAATAACGTGACTGTCCCGTCCGCAGACTTGAGCCGTGCATTCATCGTGTTCACTCGGGTCTTCACTGGCCCGTTACCGGCAGGAGTGTCATTCGTCCAGGTGATGCTAGCCTTATCGAGCGCCTCGCATATAATGTCGTAATCAGATTGCGTAGCCTTCGTGTTCCGGCTTTCACCTGTGGCATCTCCGCATAACTTCACGTTCGGTGATCCGAGCAGTAGGCCGCGCTCCTTAAGCGCGACAAGCTTATCCACGAGCACCCGAGCACACTGCATTGTATTCGTATTCTCGACGCTCACCTCGTCGAACCAATAGGATACCGGGCCTCTGAACTGGCCCATGTTCCATCTCATGTGACCGACGTTGAAATCCATTCCGACAACTACCGGGAGCATTCTGTGTACTAATTCCCCAGTCTGACAGAATGGCGAATCGAATCGCTTATTGTGCTCACCTGCGGATGAGTAAGTCTTACCTGCCGTAATATTCCGAAACTCCGCTTCAATCTCCTGAGCGAACTCGGCCTGACTCATGTCGGACTTGGCGTCGTCGTATTCCGATTGCGTGAATAGCGGGTTACATGTGGACGGCGCTCTGAAAAATTCCCATTGTCCGCTCGTGTCGTCCATCGCCTTTTTCGCGATATCATAGAACTGATCGAAACCCCTCGGAGTCGATACGAACATGGCCCAGCCCTTTGTCGTGGTGAGCATCGGCCTAATGATCATGTGCCAAAGGTCGGACGGTTGATCGCGAACCTCATCGATCACGACGCCATTAAGGGTTTCGGATCTCAGGTTATCCTTCACCTCACCGGACTTGAAAACGATCTGGGATTGGTTCGATAGCTTCACCCGAAGCTCGGTCTGATTCTTCTTTAAAATAATGCCACTGCACTTCCAAAGCATCCCTACGAGACGGCGGTACTGAATCACGGCCTGGCTGAATGTCGGCGAGATATACCAAAGCGTAACGCCTTCATGCTGCCATGCGTATTTTAAAAGTTCGTTTAAGGAGCATGTAGACTTACCGCTCTGACGACCCCAACTCGCGACTCTGTAACGCGCTTTAGATTGGTGGACCTTAAGTTGCATCTCGTGCGGTGTGTAAAGTCTAAGGCTTATCGTCTGTGGCTGAATCGTCTTCGATGGCCTCATTCGCCGAACCCCATTCAGTTTTATACACTATGTTCTTCTTATCGGTGATCGAAACGTCGCTTATGATTTTTTCAGTCTGCTCTAAGTACTGCTTGCCGAGCCAGATTAGCATCGCGACATTACCTTTTTTCGCTGACTCAAGCTGCCATCTTCGCAGGGACATTTTGAGGCTCTCACGTCCTTTGGTCAATTCTTCCATGAAACGCCTATTTAAAAGCTCGTCTGTGGTGCCAAGAAGTCTTGCTATCTCGGTGGTCTTACATCCTACGGAGGCTAGGTCTTGAACCTGTTTAGCGTCGATTACTTTTTTAGGTCTAGCCATTTTTACTCCTGTCCATCACTGAATTATATCCTGCCTTATTAACGTAAACCTTTTCCCACTTCACTAATCTAGCCTCTTTTGATGACGACAATAAAGAACGCTTCTCCATATTGTAAATGCACTTAAACCTATCGTCGTTGATGTTGTATTCAGAAATAAATACAGGCTGTTTAATGCTATCGGCCCAGTCTAAAAACTTTGCGGTATTGAAGCTTGATCCGTAGTCGGCAGTACCGCTATAAGGAGGATCGCAGTAGATGACAGAGTTTTCTTTTATCGGTACGTTTTCATAGCTCAGATTATAAAATTGGAGCCGTTCGAGCCGTTCGAGCCGTTCGAGCCGTTGGAGCCGTTCGAGCCGTTGGAGCTGTTCGAACTGTTGGATATCAAGCCTTGTGTCTCTCTTAGATATGAACTTAATCCTGTTTTTCAGCCACAGTCTTTTCTCTAGGACAGAATATCCTTCTTTGAAGTTATCGATGCCGAAAATTTTCTTAGAGTAATCATCAAACTCATTAAAGATGATAGCATTGTGGACCGATTTTTTAAATGGTTCAATGTCTTTTCCGAAGAGATAGGCCTCTCCATTGTTGCCGAATGACCAGATTAGTTTAACGTAGGGATCGGATTCTTTTAAATTAAAGAAGTCTTCGCGTGAAATCCATGCCGGTTTATAGACGTTGTAATTATATTTTCCGGCAATAGCATCTTTTACCAGCTCGCAAACGCCTGGCCTAAGTTCATTGAAGTGAAACTGTTTATAGTGCTTTGACCTATGCTTAAGCATGAAGTGAGTGATGCTAAATCCGCCTCCGAAAACGTCGTAAAAGTTATCGGATTTTGGAAACAGTCTGCAAACTTGCTCGCATATTTTAGACTTGCTCCCCATGTAAGGAATGCCATAGTTCATTTGATTCTCACAATGTATCCGCGACTCACTAGGTCGTCGTGTATGTCCATCATCTCCATGTCGTTTGGAAACGTAACCTCTAGAAGAAACTTATTATTCATGTCGTCTTTAAGTTCGTCTTCCATTTCAAACTTTTCGCTAATGTCGAGATTGAAGTTCTTAATCCCAAGTAAATCGATATCGAAGTCTGGTCCAAGGTTAGGAATGTCAAACGCATTGATTCCAGAGATATCTAGCTCGCTCCATGAGGATACGGCATTGTCTGAAATCCCGTAGGCTAGTTCTTGGTCTTCGTTATCGAAGTCCTGGAAGATAGCCGGGATGTGGGTCATCTTCATCTTCTTCGCCGCAAGGTATCTGCCTTCGCCTGCTGCAAGATTGCCTGACTGATTCGAAATCGTGACCGGAGTTCTAAAACCCTGGTACTCGATAATCTTAACCAGGCGATCAATCTGCTCGGCTGGGTGCTTATTCCGGTTATTAGGATTGAGCTTGATATCCTTCAGTGCAACTAGCTCGATGTCTTTAGATTTTATTAGGTCGTTCAAATGACGCTCCATTTATTAAATAATGCCATACTTACCCACGAGTGCCATAGATTCCAGACTTCCAGGCGCAATGCCACTTGCAGTCCTTGCAGACGCGGTTAATGGCGCGTTCTCGCCCTTCAATGATCTTTGCCTTAGTGGTGAACCAATCGTCGCAGACCAAGCATTGTCTTTTAACGTGCCTGTACTTGATTCCGCGCTTCGTGCCTTGTTTTGGTTCTTCCAATAGCCAAATGATTCACGGCATGGGGCAGAAATGCAATAGGAGATTGCGCGTGCGCGAGAACGTGGCATTCTTTGGATGAGGGTAAATCTATGAAATCATTTTTTCTATGCATCGCCATGTTCATCGGAGGCGCGGCACACGCCGAGATTCTTTTGGGCAAAACTCCGATTTACGCGGTGAACTATAATTTTTCGACTGGTAACGTATCGAGCGCGGCTTTCACTCAAATCGTGAGTAGCTTGCCGTCATCGATCTCTTATGTGCAGATCCAGAATAACTCGGGTCAGATTTTAAAGATTGCTACTGGCGCGGCTGGAAGTGAGTCGGTAATCCCGTATCTCATTCCTAGAGGCGGCACCGCTTACGGCGGCGCTACCAGTGAGCTGTATTTTACAATGCGCGCGTTTCAACGTGTAAGCATTCAAGCTGCGCTCTCGACCGGAACGGCGACGACAGGCGAGCTTATCTTAAACTTTTTCCAATAACGGAAAATTAACGAAGGAGTAATATGCCAGATTTAAACAAAGACTTAGTGAGCGGTACGGTTGGAACTTTTGGAAAATATGACGTTTCTATGGTGAACGGTCAGCTTGTAGCTAGCTTCACGCTTAGCCCAGCAGAGCTTTTGGGTTTGCTTGTGAACCAAATCAAGAATCCTGCAATCGTTGCTGCGATTCAAGAAGGCGAAGCATTGATCGGTCTTAAGTAAATGAGCTTTAAGGAGGGCATTAAATACATTGAGTATTGGATACTCGTGCATATTACTGCCCTCCTTTTGCATTTCATCGGATGGATCTTAACGAAATATCAGGAACGCAAGCGCGATGGGACGAAATAATGGGCATACTGCCTCCTGCTGCTGAGAAATATGACTTTACTGGAATAGGAAATGCAAGTGCTGCCGTCATTATGGCGCTCCTTCTTGCTAATCCATACACATCTTTTCTGACGGTAGGTCTTCTCGGTAAAATCAATTTCAAAATTATATCTTGGCTTTGCTCTTCCGCTGCATCAGTCGGGCTGGTTTTCCTAAACGTCGGTGCAGAGCAAATTGTAACCGCAGTAGATAAAGTTGGGTTCGATGGATCGTTTGACAATGCGTTCAAGCTGATCGATCAAATTAATTCTACCGGCCACAGTCTTACTCCTGCGCAAGTTGCCGCAATCGACGCGCCAGTGATTGCTCAATTCGAAAAGTTCGCGAAACTTACGAGGACAAAATCATGAATAAGAAAACTCTTATCATTTTCCTAAGTATTTTCTTATTTACTGGATGTGCGAGCGTTCATATTCCTGACTTCAAGGCCTACGTCACTCTTCCGGCCTCCGGTGATGGGTATTGGGTGCAAACCGTTTCGACAGGCGAGGGCCGTATTCCTAAAGCAACTTGGGACGTTCAAAAGAAACGAGGTATTGTCCTTTTTTCTGAGGATTGGTCGATTCTTCGAAACACAGTCCTAAAAAACTGCCTCATGAATTCCTGCAAAGATACGGTTGGGATGTTTGATTCTCTTTTCTCTACCCTTGATTCTGCACTTAAAGAAGCGACCCCAACTCCCTAAGCATCGCTACCGTATTCTTCCGTGGCCCCACCGCAAAGCTGGCAGTTATAATGGCTATAAGCGTGCGAGGTTGTTCCGCACCCATTGCAGAAAAAACGATTCATTCGAATTAGGATTTCAGGATCGCTTGAGCGCTTCATGGTGTTCTTGTGTTCGAAGCAATGAGAATACCTGACGTTAATTGTTTTATTGCATCCTTCGACTGCGCATCGTTTTGGCTTAACTCTTCTCGCCATACCCCTATGGTCTGGGCTAAAAGCGTTTTGGTCAATTGCTGATTTTTACATAGGTATTGCTGTATCCAAGAGGAGCGCTTCTGTATCCAATTTGAGCCGTGTTCTGTCCTGCTTGTTTAATAAAGTAAAACGTCCTCACGTTAGTCTGGTATGGCTGTGCGAATGCGTGACACTCGGTTGTGTCGATTCCGTAATCAAACACCCATGATGGGATGGAGCTATTATTTTGCTCCCATGAATCCCCGGCGTAGCTGATCACGGTTTTACATTTCGTAGAGGTCATTTTACATCCGCTGAAGGTGAGCTGATCGGTCGGGTCCGTTGTGTTTGCCCAGGTTCCGGTAGCCGGGTTCGGAGCGCAATTTCCACCGTAGGACGCTCCTGATGCTGGATAGAATGCGGTTGGGTTTAACGTGCTGGTTTGTGCGAGCACCGGAGCTGCCATTGGATCGACATAAGCCGAACTTTCGGCCAAGCCCGGTATGGATGGGGTTTGAGCGCCGCAAGCGGTGAGGAGTAAGGTTAAAACTAAGATTGCCTTGTTCATATTACTATAGTAATACAATCAAGTTAATAACGCAATAGATTATTTGCTTGCATTTTTGCTTTCATTAATTTAAGATCAGGTCATGGACATACTCAAATCAGACCAGATAAACGAAATCGCTTTAGCGCTATCAAAGGCCCAGGGCGAGTTCCCGACGATCTCTAAATTAAAGACCGCCAAGGTGCTGCTGAAGGCCGGAGGATCGTACTGCTACAACTACGCCGATCTTTCGGACGTGCTTAGGGCCATCCTGCCGGTGCTCTCAAAGCATCAGCTTGCACTCACTCAGCCGCCATCCAATGAATGCGTGACTACCTTACTGGTACACTCTAGCGGTCAGTATTTCGGGTCCGAAATGAAGATTGGCGACGTGGCGAGCATCCAGGCTCTCGGGGGTGAAATTACCTACCTGCGCCGATACGCAGCCTGTGCAATTGTCGGAGTACATGCTGATGAGGATCTCGACGGGAACGACGTTGACGGCAATAACGCGGCGACGTCATCTAAAGCGCCTAAGAAATCTCCGGTACCGACTCCTAGTCCATTGCCTAAAGCGCCACAGAATCCCACAGGTCAGTCCTACGAGGATTTCGCTAAGCAGCCCACAGTCAATGCAGTTAAGCCGGTCATAGCGGCACGGAAGCACGCACGGAACGACGAGCTTGTAGAGATCGCTCAGTCTTTCAACTGGAGTAATCTGCAAGTTAAAGCATACATCAAGAAGACTTGGTTCGTGGATCAGGCCGCCGAGTTAACGAACGACCAAGTCTCTGAGTTAATTGCTGTGATCAGGACTTTCATTCCTGATGAAGTTTAAATGAAGGGGTTAATAAAAATGAAAAAGCTGGATGTAAAGGTAAAAGATAAAAAAATAGTAATCGTGAATTTTAGGCTAACTGAATCGATGGCACGGAAGTTCTCCGCGCTCGTTAAGATTCTCGGGCTTAAGAAACAGCACGTGCTTGAAACCGTGGTGGAGGCGTTCGTAAATGGAAAACTCTAAAGGATGTCGGGTCTGCGGATCTATTTCCGGGAATAATTATTGGTGCGACGACTGCATCGATAAATCTGTTAAGCGAGTCATGCTGCCGATACCTTATTTCGCTTGCCTAAAGCCGGTCGTGAAATCGGAAGACGATCTTCAGTGGGATCTTGATAACCTAGGCGTATACGGCGGGTATCTCAGAATGTTGAGGGAATCATGACCACACCAGCGCAGAAGCCTAGGGAGTTTTGGATCGAATTGGCAGATGAAAATGGAAAATCGGATGACTTCATTAATGAGTGCCCACCACAAATATTGACCGATACAGTTCTCCAGTTAGAGAAAGATGGTTACATGAGCGAGGAGTCAGAGCGTGAATGGATTGAGGACAATATGGAACAGGAAGCCGCGGAGATTGGCTACGAGATCGTCGAGGTGAAGTCATGAGTGATTTGAGATGCCAAAAAGTTTATACAGGTAAACACAAAGGAATATGTTTCGAGATTTCAAATTTTGAATCATTAGACAATCATCGGTTCAACCAATCGTGGTGCTCTTACATTCTATTAACTGAAGAACTTCACGAAAAGTATAAGCAAAAAATCAACGATTTACCGTGGAACGGTGGCCAAACTTATTATCGAAAAAAACGCGATGAAATGGTTTTCGACTACGCGGTACCACTAGATGAAAACGGCGAACAGCCCCAATGGACAAGGTCCCATACGTACTACAAGATCGGGGATGACTTTCAACATTTATGGGATATAGACCGTGAACAGAGTCTTGAATCAATTGAAAGACACATCAAGGAAGTAATCGAGTCAATGCTCAATGAGGAGATCAAAGAATGATGGTGCCAAAAAACGAATGGGTAAAATGCGAAACCCACGGGACCACAAACGAACACGGTCGTTGCGACAAGTGTTTTGATGAATCATCAAAGCCTACCGAACACGACATTGCTACAGGCGACCCTCAAATGCGGCCCGACGACATCACCCGCGAAGAAGCTGCTCACGCTTCAGGCGAGGATTGCGAAGTCGAAGAGTGCCAGGAGTGTTGCGGCGAAGTCCTCCCCGGTCGCACCGACACCGAAAGATTGAATTTCATGATTGAAAAGAGTGCGAAAGTAATAAAATGGCTACATTATCAAACAAACGATCCTTGCTATATTTGCGAGTATGGTCGAAATAAAACAACAGATAGAGCTACTGCACCCCGAGAGGCTATCGACTTAGCCATGAATTCAGAGGATTTAAAATGAGTAAGCACACAGCAATGCAAAATCTGGAGCATGCAGTAAGCGCATTCAACGGAACGCCTGAAGCTGGATCGCATCTTTACGAAATGGCGAAAGACGTCGTTTCAGCCTCCCCCGCCCAGGGTAGGATGAAGTGGAACAAGC